TGCTTCCGGTGGCGCAAAATTAAATGGAAGAATATACCCGCGTGTCGACTTCTGTGTCGGCAAGCAGTCAGACGAGAAGCAGGCTGCCTGGAACTTGTTGGCGTTTCAGGCGAACGAGTGGTCGGACCCTAACGGCAACACCATCAAGGTGTTTGAGGTGAAGGAACACGCCGACGGTTCCACCGATGTTGCTAAGAACGGCAAGAACTTCCCGAACTTCTCCGTGATGAAGGATGCGTTCACACACATGGGGCTGAACGTGTCAAACAACGTGGGACTGTGGATCAACGACGGTGACAGCAACGTCCCGTTGAAGGTGTGGGATCAGGCTGCCGGCCAGACTCAGGCCGACGCTGTCGACTTCCAGTGGGAGACCCGCCGAGCGGAACTCCAGCAGTACGTTTACGGTAAGTGACCACAAGCGCACCAGTTGCGTTCAGTGAGGCTGACATCGACGCCCGATTGGAGGGTGCCGATGTTCAGCCCGCTGGCTGCAACTACCGATACTTTCAACCCAGCCGCAACGCTGTAGACAAATGGGTCAAATACGCAGCCGGTAGCCACGACAGGTTTTTTCTGGGGCTTAACGACATCGACACCAAGATGCGTGGCGTGTGGCCATCCGACGTTCTTGTTGTTACTGGGCGTGCTCACAGCGGCAAGTCTGCAGTGTTGTTGTCGGCCATAGCCACCAACCTGAACGCTGACCCAGATTTCCGGGCAGTCATTTTCACACCGGATGAGCCAGAAACCCTGGTTATCAGCAAACTGTACGCTTTGCTGTACCTGCAGAACCTGGCCGATGTAGAAGAAGCATTGCAAGCCGGCGACTCGACACATATGCAACACATCGAAGACGCTAAAGACATGCTGGATCGCGTTAAGATTTTTCCTTCTGCTCTGCCTTTCGATGAGATGAGCATTGCTTTATCAGAATGCGAAGACTTCTGGCAGATCCGTCCTCGTTTCGTAATGATTGATTTCCTTGAACAGTTACCTGCAGCGGTGGGTTACGAAGGTGTTTCTTCAGTCTTGAAAGGCGTGAAGGAATGGGCGGAAACAGAGAACCTTCCTGTCGGGCTTGTTCACCAATCAGGTAAAGCCTCGACGAGAGGAACATCCAGAGGAATGGACGACGGGAAGTTCAACGCAGATGAGTACGCCATACTTCAGTTGAATGTGTTTCGTAAAAGGGATTTAGCGAAACTTGATGACGCCCAACGCCGCATCCATTCCGTTTCCATTTCTCTGGACCTTTGCAAAAACAAGCGGCCCCCATGCCATACCACTAACCCTCCTATCGATTACTTCATAGATCCGCATTGCGGGCTAGTTCGAGAATACTACGAATCCGACATCCCTTCGGATGACCGATGGTTGACGTAGTCGAAACCTTTGCTCGGCTCCATCAGGGAGGTCGCATAGCGACCAACTATGACGGGGTTCGTCCTCTGATCGACGCTGAAGGTGTGGCGTATTCCGCTGAAGGTGAACCCTACACTGACGCTGTTCGGCAGCATTTGCATGACGAACCACCTATCGGGGTGTACCCGCTGTTCAGGAAAGACTACCAACGGACCCCAGAGTGGTATGTGAATTGGTTGGCTGTCGACTTGGACGAAGGAGAACCAGACTTTGTCCACGCCTGCAACCTGCAACGGCTGTTGGAACGATTCAATGTTCATGGCTGGATCGAACGCTCCCGATCTAAAGGATTTCATGTATGGGTGTACCTACGTCAGCCGCTGCCAGCGGAGATGGGTCGTGAAGCGATGTTGGGTGCGTGCCGTCTAGTCGATGTGCCCGTCAAAGAGGTCTACCCAAAGCAGACCGTGTTGGAAGGCAAAGGGTTCGGGAACTGTTTGCTGCTGCCCTACGCCAACATGAGCAACCCTGGCCGGCAAGTAGTAATCAGCGACTACGAGACAGCGTACTCGTTGAATACTTTTGTGGAGATGGCGTGGGAATCGAGGGCGAGCAGCCACTCCATCCGTTCCATCCATGCTCTTTACCAGGAGCGGCACCTCAAACCGATAGCGAAGGTTGATACAGTTCGCGTCCGGGACGACGACAACTTCGGTTACATAGCGCGCCGGATATGGGATGGTGACATCCAAAAAGACAGGTCGCAAGCCCTGTATGCTTTTGCATGTTCTTTATTTCGACAGAAATACAGCGACTACATGGTGCTGGACCTCACGACCCAACTCGATGAACGAGTTGGCAAGTTTGCGGGCCGCAATGATCGTGAACGCCGCCTGGAAGAACTCGTTACTAATGCCAGGCACAACACTCTAGGAGATTCTTGATGGCACCTAACCCCGAAACGTACCGATTCACTGTAAAAGGACGCCCTCGGGTTAAAGGGCGTCCCCGTTTCGGAAAGGGCCGCACTTACACGCCGAAAGAAACAGTTGACGCCGAGGCTTTGATCGCTGGGGCGTACAAGGGACCAAAATTTGAGGGGCCAGTGTCGTTGGCGTGCGTGTTTTCCGACGACCGGGTAACAATCACATTGACACCTATAGACGTAGAAAAATCTAAGTTGCGTGGGGACGTATCCAATTATCTGAAACTTGTTGAGGATGCTTTGAATGGCCACGCCTACGACGATGACCGTCAAGTCCATCGTTTGATCGGGAAGAAAAAATAATGCAGATTGAACTAGACCCCTGGGAATACGAACACGCATTGAACATCGGGGCGCGCCGTTACGTGGCGAACTGGGGGAAACGTGACGCAGCCCACTACGACAAGAAACGCATGGAAGATGACCGTACAGCGCAGGCTGCCGCCTGCGTGGGGGAACTGGCCGTAGCGAAGGTCACGAACCAGTACTGGTCGGGGCACGTCTGGCACAAGTCAGACCATAAGACCTACAAGCACCTGCCTGATGTGGGGCACAACATCGAGGTGCGTCGGGTCCGAACCAGCACCAACGCCGCTGTACGCCGACGCCAGTTAGAACAAGGACTGGTGCTGTGGGTGGTGCAGCCTGTTCCACCGGAGTTTCGCGTTGTCGACATACTTGGTTGGATCGATTACGACGAAGCATGGGAAAAAGGTGAGCCAGCACATTACGACCTAGAAAACACACGGGTCATTGGGGAGCAGTTTTTGAACGCACCGTCCATTGAGTAGGTCGGAGCGGGGAGCATGGACAGCCGACCCTCACTTGATGGACGTTCTCATGGGGCCGGCTAAAGCAGACAGTCCATCATTGGCGGTGCGACCCTGGTCGCAACGACGCCCAGAAAATGTTTACGATGCTTTAATGCGGTGCCCTCCTGGGGATGAACCGTTGGAAAGCATTGATGAACAAAACGAACTGCGAGAAATTGTCGCTAACGCTTTAGAGACACTCACCGAAGAAGAACAATGGATCTTTCACATGTTGACCACTGTGAAGTTGAGTCTACGTTTTGTTGGTGGCGTCATGGGGATACCCAAAACAACTTTAGCCCGCAAACGTGACAAAATGATTCAGAAACTACAAGTAACGCTGCTTGAATCACCTATCGTGCATGAACGCTTAAATCCCCACTCCAACCGACTCACCCAACTTCAATAAAAATGCATTCACCGGGACACTCTTCGGCTGCTTCAATAGCAGCATCAACATCTCCCTCAGGAACCACCGCTAAACCTTCGGCCATCTGGTAGACGGGTTCACCTCGTGGGCTACCATCAGGCCCATACAACGTAGGCCACTCCGCCTCCTTGACATACGCTAAACCATCCTCGTGCATGTCGAACACTGACGGGCAAATCTCAACACAAATCCCGTCACCCGTACAAAGGTCTTGATCAATCCAAACCTTTACCATTTAGTTTTCGCTTATTCTTCTGATTCATAAAGCATCAGGCACTGTTCAAGCATGTCGATAAACCCTGATACCCACCCCAGGATTCGGGACAAAGCGATGAGGTCGCCACCGTCGGCATCATGCCAACCGCCGACCATCCCCATCCCTTCGTCCCTTTGAAATACGAGCAACACACCAAGTTGATTGCCGTACCACGATGCGTGTGTGCCGTCCCGGATGTCGAGCAGATGCCGACTTTCCTGAAAGGAACGCAACACATCAAGTTCTAATTCTGCGCCGTTTGATGCCATGAAGTCCCCCCACTTGGCATCAAGGTCGTCCATTATGCAATCTTGCCGTGAGCGTAAGTCTTGACAACAGACAATGCGCTTGCGACGCCGGCTATGAGCGCACCGCGCCCTGTAGACAGGTCGCTAATAAAGAACACTCCAAGGAAACCCTGGATAAACGTCCATGCTGCTCTTTCTAACATGTTGCTCATTTTTTCCCTCTCGAATTTGATTTGGCTTTATCGTAAGCAATAGCGGCAGCCTGATCACGAGGGTACCCTTCAGTAATCAACTTACCGATGTTGTGACCGATCACGTCCTGACTGGAACCCCTCTTCAAGGGCATGTCAGTACTTTGGGCGACGAGGCTTCTTTTTACCTGGCATCAGCCAAACAACTTTTTGTAAGCCGCAGCCGTCGGCTGGCCAGCAGGCATCTTGAAACCCGAGCCTTGGTCAACAGTGGTGACAAGAACCTTAGCGGCCTTCACCAACTTGGGGGTTGTAAACAGGCTCTTAGCCATGAGCGACATTCCTGCGGTAGTTCCTGCC